ATTTCTGTTGTCCTTATCTTCCTCTGCCAGGCCCATTAGGGTCTTGCATTAATAATGTCACGTCAAGGCTTTCTGTTGACTCGCCACCATAATCTTCTGAAGTATGAATATCTGTTTCCATTAATGTCATAGTCATGGTTTGTACCGCAGGTTTCCCGCCTTTAAGTATCGCTTGACCTTGTTGAGCAAATTCTAAATTAAAAGATTGCACCATAGCAGTTTTATAATGCAAGAAATATTCTTGATCTATACCGAAAAAGTATATATCTACTGTACTAGGATAATTAAGAAGTGATCTTTTAAATCCTAGTACAGTACTATATGATGGCAATATATTTCTCTTAACAGTATTATTTATTTGGCGTATCACATCAGATTCTGTTTCTTTCATTGGTGCTAATGTCCATTGAAAATCAAATTGTTTTAAATTCATACCATCAAAGAAAAGAGATGCTTTAGGATTAACTACATTGCCTAAACCTGCATCAATAGATCTTCCTGCGTTTGGTGCAATTGTGTCTATACCTTTTCTAGCAGCAAATGCCGCCACCCTTCCAGCTGTACTACCAAGATTTTCTCCTGTAATATCGTCTAGACTTGTTGGTATTCCTAACCGTTGAAATGTGTCTTTACCAACTTGCGCCAGCTGATCTAGTCCAACATTTCCTGCACCTGCAAATCCAGAAGCTATTGTACCAAGCCCAGCTCCCATAAGACCGGCTTCATATCCTTGAATTCTAATATTATATGAGTCACGAATATTTGAAGGAAGTGGTAAAAGAATTGTGTCGGTACCTGCTAATTCCTGTGGAGTATATGTACTATCTGTAATTTTAAGTAAACCTCTTTGAGGATCTCCTGGTGGTATATATTTGTACTTTTTAAATGACAACATCATTGCGTGTGCACCAAGATTTTCAGGAAACTGTATTACGCTGTCGATATTTTGTCTTTTACTTCTTCGCATGACGTCTGCAGGTCTTTCCGCCATATCTTATTCCTTTATAAATACAATATAAGTTTGATTCTATTTATATAACAAAACAAGGTGACATGGCGTACAAAGGACGGTTTAGGCCAAAACATCCGGAAAAGTATAAAGGTGATCCTACAAAAATTGTTTATCGTTCTCTCTGGGAATTTAAATTTTTTAGGTATTTAGATATTCATCCTGATATAATGTGGTGGCAATCAGAAGAGATTATTGTTCCATATATATCTCCAATTGATGGACGTTGGCATCGTTATTTTCCTGATGTTGTATTACGCAAAAAAACACCAGATGGAAAAACTGAAACTGTTATGATAGAAATAAAACCAAAGGCACAAACAAGACCGCCAGATCGAACAAAAAAGAATACGTCAAAAGGTCGCATCTCAAGGCGATATCTTAACGAGGTAAAAACGTATGGTATCAACGAAGCTAAATGGAAAGCCGCAAAAAACTATTGCGCAGATCGCGGCTGGCATTTTCAAATTTATACAGAACATGAGTTAGGAATTAAATAAATGGTAGCAAAAGTATTTGATGATTTGCTCTTAAAAGGGGTCCGTAATGGTCAAATTCCTGCAAGAACTCAAGAAGCAAGAAATTGGTATAGAGAACAAGCAAAAGGTATTGCTAGGACAAGCATAGACGAAAGCCGTTTAGTTCGTCAAATGGGAAGCGATAGATACGAAAATAGATTTCGTTTAGGTAATATGTATATGTTTATATACGATCCTAAGCACAAAGAAACATTACCATATTATGATAGGTTTCCTCTTATATTTCCAATAAATATAGCAAAAGGTGGTATACTTGGAATTAACTTACATTATCTTCCACCTCAGTTAAGAGCAAAATTAATGGACGCAATATATGATGTTGCTAGTAATGAAAGATACGATGAAACTACAAAACTAAGATTGTCTTATAATATTTTAAATAGTGCGACTCGTTATAAAGAATTTAAACCAACCGTCAAACATTACCTTAGTAGTCAATTAAGAACTCGGCTTGTTTATGTTAATCCTTCGGAATGGGACATTGCATTGTTTTTACCAACAGAAAGATTTGAAAAGGCAACAAGATCTAAAGTATGGCAAGACTCACGAAAAATAATAAGAGGTAGCTAAATATGCCCTTTAATATAAACGAATTTAAAGGTACAATGAGTAAGTATGGCGGACCCGCTAAAAAGAATTTGTACATATTTGAACTTGCCGATGGCCCAGGTAGAAATAGTGGCATGGAAGTTTCAGATCTAAGATTTTTTGCGCAAACAGTTACAATCCCAGGTCTAAATTATCAAGTTGCGGATTATTTTCCAAATACATTTGGTGTAAGACAAACTATTCCTACAGCTGTAACTCCGGATCCGCTAAACGCAGCATTTATGTTAGACTCAGATCACATGGTATTAAAATTCTTACATCAATGGATGCAAAAGGTTATTAATTATAATTATTCTGATGGTGCATTTTCGGCGGTGAATGGGCAATTGCCTTATGAAATAGGTTATAAAGAAGACTACACAACCACCGCAACAATTAAACACTTTTCTACCGACGCAAAAGCCAATTATTATACAGACAGCTCAGCTAATTATTATGAATATACTTTCTATGATGTATTTCCAACTCAAGTTACAGGTGTTGATGTTGCATGGTCGGATAATGATTCGTATGCTACCGCAACAGTTAACTTTGCATATTCTCATATGAAAGTATCAGGTGAACAAGCTGCAACTCCAACTGAAAGATTTGCGCGTGGTACAGGATATCTAGGATTGTTAAATAGATATGGTGTGCCAGGACAATTTATAGAACAAACTGGCTTGCCAAGAACTATACAAGATGCTATTAATTTGTATTCAAACGTTACAAATAAAGCTAATCAGATTAATTCAGGTTTCAGCCAAATAAAATCTGGACTAAAATTTTAAATAATTAAGGAGACTATATAATGCCACTACCTAAAATTGACATGCCTTTATATGATTTGACGATTCCTTCGAATGGTGAAAAATTAAAATATAGACCATTCACTGTAAAAGAAGAAAAAATTATGCTAATGGCAAGAGAGTCTGAAGATCCTAAGGAAATCATTTCAGCGATTAAACAAATAGTTAGTAATTGTATTTTTGGTGCTAAATTAGATGATCTTGCTCTTTTTGATTTAGAATATATCATTCTAAATATTCGATCTCGCTCTGTTGATAATGTAATTAAGTTTGAAATTACAGATCCTGATACGGAAGAAAAAATTCCAGCGGAACTTGATTTGAGAAATGTAGAAATACAAAAAAATGAAGATCATAAAAATAAAATAAAAATATCTAATGATTATACTTTGTATTTAAAATATCCTCATGTTGATGATTTTTTTGAATTGCTGATGGATGAAAATCCAAGTCAAGAGAGACAATTTGAAATCTTAATATCTTGCATGGATAAACTTGCGTCAGAAGAAGATGTTTATAACTTTAAAGATTTTAGTAAAGAAGAAATAGATGATTTTATTGAAAGTTTAAATGCAGACACATTACGTGAAATGAAAAACTTTTTTGATACAATGCCAACGGCGCGACATGAAGTACCATATGTAAATAACAAGGGTGAAAATAAAACATTTGTAATACAAGGAACTCAAAGTTTTTTTATCTAATGTTGGGCCATATTAACCTTATGGTTTACTATCAGAAACTATTTGGAATGGTTCAGCATCACAAATATTCGTTAACTGATTTAGAAAATTTAATACCTTTTGAAAGAGATCTTTATTATGATATGCTGGTAGATTATTTAGAAAAAATGGAAGAAAAAAATAGAAAGTAATTAAATGGCAACTCTAGACGACTTAAAGCCAATATTTGAATCCATACAAGACTCAAGCGAAGAGCAAGCATCACTTTTAAAGTCTTTTATTCAAGGACAAGAAAGAGAAGCTAAACAAGGAGCGGCAGGCAGGAGCACAAGAGGCGGCGGAAGTCGAGAAGGTACTACAATTCGTGGTGGTATAAGTCGTGGAGTTGAAGGTGGTCTTGGTGGTATTCTTGGTGGTATAGCCACAGGTGTTAAACTTTTTGCCGGATTAGGAGGAGCTGCGGTCGGTCTTGGTGCTATTGGCGTTGGTCTTGGAACTTTCTTTACTGCATTAAGCGGTGCAGATAATATTATTGGAAAGTTAGGAGATGGTGAAAATTTAAAAAATCTTTTGACTAATGTTGCTGGTGGTATAGAAGCGTTTACTACACAAAATCTTTTAACTTTAGGGGGTTTATTCACTGGCTCTGCATTATTTGCCTTAATTAAAGGCGGTGCTGGAGCTCAAATATATGGTATTGCAGCAATTGGTACTGGATTAGCTGCATTTTTTGGGGCATTTTCAGCCGCGGATGCACTTATAGAAAAATATGGTGGTGATGGAAGTACAATTAAAACCGTTGCACAAAACGTTGCTGATACTATTTCAATATTTACAACTAATGGAG